TAGATAAACAAAGTGGTTCAACCTTAACTTTAGGTGGATCAGGCACGGCTGTAACTTTAGCGTGTGGTGCTACTCAATCTGGATTTGGCAGATCAGGATCTGTAAATTGGCAAACAGGATCTATTAAAACAACAACATTTACAGCGGCTGATGGAGAGGGATATTTTGTAGACACATCAAGTGGAGCTGTGACTGTAAATTTACCCGCAGGTTCTGCTGGGGCAATTGTTGCTTTTTCAGATTATACAAGAACTTTTGGTACAAATAAATTAACAATTGTTCCAAATGGTTCTAATAAAATTGGTGGAGTAGCAGCTAACGCTGCACTAACTGTTGATGGACAAGCTGCAACGTTTGTTTTTGTTGATGCAACAGAAGGATGGATTAATGTACAAAATGCAGAAGATACAGAATCAGGAGCAACTTTTATAACAGCAACTGGAGGAACAGTTACTTGCTCTGGTGATTTTAAAATTCATACATTTACAGGCCCTGGAACATTTTGTGTTTCTGCACTAGCAACTTCTTCAGAAAATAATAAAGTAGATTATTTAGTAGTAGCAGGCGGTGGTGGTGGAGGCACTGACGTAGGTGGTGGTGGTGGAGCAGGAGGTTTTAGATTGTCTAATGACACTTGTATGCCAAGTCCACAAACTTCACCTTTAGCGTGTTCAACAGGAATAACAGTTACAGCATCAGCTTTTCCAATAACAGTTGGTGCAGGTGGAAGTGTTGGTCCAGCCGATGGTTCTGGTGGTAGTGATTCTACATTCTCAACAATAACATCAGCAGGTGGTGGATTTGGTAAAGGTGGTACAAATGGAACAGGAGATCCTGGAGGTTCAGGAGGTGGTGGTAAAGGTGCACCAAGTGCACCTACAAGTTTTCCAGGTGGAAATGGAAACGTTCCATCAGTAAGTCCGCCTCAAGGAAATAATGGTGGTGGAGGTGGAGATGGACAAGCACATTTTACTGCTTCAGGTAGTGGGGGCGGAGCTAGTGCTGTTGGAGGAGATGCAGTTGCACCAGGAAGTGGAACTAGCCCTGGTTTTGTAAACCCAGGAGGAGCTGGAGGTTTTGTGGTTTCAGCAGGTTTTGCTGGATGTAATGGAACATCTGGTCCTGTTCCTGGAGCAAGATACTTTGCTGGTGGTGGTGGCGGTGGATTAAATACGGCAACTCCAGGAGCTGGAGGAGACGGTGGAGCTGGTGGTGGTGGACAAGGTGGTCAAGTAAATCCTTCACCTAGAAATGCAACAGCAGGAACAGCTAACACCGGAGGTGGCGGTGGTGGAGATAAAAATGGTCCGTCTGGTGGTGCAGGTGGTTCTGGTATAGTAATAATAAGGTATAAATTTCAATAATTATGACAAGTAAAATTAAAGTAGATAATATAAATAAAGTTTCAGATGATTCAAATATCATCAATAAATGTGGCACAACAGTAACTGTTGGAGCTGCTTCTGATGGAGTTAGAACAGGTTCAAATAATTTACAAGCAGCCGATGGTGGAAATTTAATTAGTCAATCAGGAACTACAATAACTTTAGGTGCATCTGGAGATACAATCGCTTTAGCTTCAGGAGCAAGTCAAACAGGTTTTGGTCGTACAGGCACAGTCGATTGGCAAACAGGAGATATTAAAACAGCTACTTTTACAGCGGTTAATGGACAAGGATTTTTTTGTGATACAAATAGTGGTGGTTTTACAGTAAACTTACCAGCAGGTTCTGCAGGAGCAATAGTTTCTTTACAAGATTATAGAAATACATTTGATACAGCTAATTTATTAGTTACACCAAATGGTACAGAAAAAATTAATGGTGGTGCAGGTACAGTTATTTTAAGCACAGAGGGTGAAGGAATAACTTTAGTTTATATTGATTCAACAATTGGATGGCGAAGCATTCAAGATAATGATTTTGCAAAATCAGGAAGCAATTTTGTAGTCGCTACAGGAGGGACAGAAACAACGTGTGGAGATTTTAAAATTCACACATTTACAGGTCCAGGTACTTTTGCAGTGTCAGCAATATCACCTTCAGCTCCAAATAATATAATTTCACAAGTAGTTGTAGCAGGCGGTGGAGGAGCTTCTGCAGGTCGTCCAAGTGTTTCACACGTTTCAGGAGGGGGAGGCGCAGGTGGTTTTAGAGAGGAATCAAATCCAAATGATCCTTATGTTCCTAATGATTCACCTTTAGCGAGTGCTTCAACAAGAGCAATAACAGCTGGGTGTCACTCAATAACAGTTGGAGCTGGAGGAACAGGACGTAGTCAACCTGCTTGTTCAACACAAGGAGGTAGTGGTTCTAATTCAATAGGATTTGGATCTTATACATCAGCAGGTGGTGGAGGTGGTGGTTCTCCTAACGATCCACAGAATGTCGGTTTAGCAGGTGGCTCTGGAGGCGGAGGTAGTTCTCAGTCTAATGCTGCAGGTGGAGCAGGAAATACTCCACCAGTTAGTCCACCTCAAGGTAATACTGGAGGGACTGGAAGAGATGGTTCTGCCCCTACTTTAGCTAGTGGTGGTGGCGGTGGAGCAGGAGCTGTAGGTGGACCTTCTCCCGGAAGTTCAGTGGGTGGATCTGGTGGTGCTGGAGTTTCAACAAATATAACTGGATCAGCAGTGACAAGAGCAGGAGGAGGTGCTGGAGTATCAAATCCTGGAAGTGGTGGTAGTGGTGGACCAGGTGGTGGAGCATCAGCTCCAGGAAATAGTGGAACTGCAAACACTGGTGGTGGCGGAGCAGGTTCAACAAGTAGTGGTGGTAGTGGTGGCTCTGGTATAGTAATATTAAGGTATAAATTTCAATAGGTAAATTATGAGTGAAATAAAAGTAAATAAAATAAGTCCAAGATCGGGGACAACAGTTACTCTAGGAGACAGTGGTGATACGTTTACAATTCCTAGTGGTGCAACAATTAATAACCAAGGTACAGCAACAAACTTTGGTGCAACGGGTTCTGCATCGTGGACAACAACAGTTAAGACAGGAGATTTTACAGCAGTAGCAGGGGAAGGATATTTTGTGGATACTTCAAGTGGTGAAATTGATGTTACATTACCAGCGGGAACAGCAGGAGCCGTAATCGCCATTGCAGATTATGCACAAAATTTTGCTACAAATAATTGTATTTTAGTTCAAAATGGTTCAGATAAAATTGGTGGTTCAACTAATAATGCAAAATTAAACACAGATGGTATAGCTGTAACATTAATTTTTATAGATTCTACAAAAGGTTGGATCGTAACTGATGATGGAAATCAATCATCTGCTGACACTAATCCATTTTTACAAGCAACAGGAGGAACAATTACAACTACTGGTAATTGTAAAATTCATACTTTTACAGGACCAGGAAGTTTTGATGTAAGTAAAATAGCCGAAACTCCTGCAAATAATGAAATATCATATATGGTTGTAGCTGGTGGTGGCGGTGGTGGTTGGGAAGTTGGTGGTGGTGGAGGTGGTGGTGGATTTAGAGAAGATAAGTCACCAGTTACACCTTATACTGCCAGCCCATTAGACGGAGCAGGAGCAATAACAATTGGAAGTGGACCAAGTTCATTTCCAGTTACTGTGGGAGCAGGTGGTACAGGAGGAGACCCTGCCGGAACTTATCCTAGTCCAGCTCAAGCACCTAGTGGATCCAATTCAATTTTTTCATCAATTACATCAGCAGGTGGTGGAGGTGGTGGTAGTTACAACTCTACTCCTGGAGCTAATGGAGGCTCAGGAGGTGGTGGAGCAGGACTTTCTAGTCCTACACCAGGAGGAAGTGGAAATACTCCTCCTGTAAGTCCAGCGCAAGGAACTAGTGGAGGAACAGGTGGTGTTGGTGGTGTAAGCGCAGGTGGAGGTGGAGGTGGTGCAACTGCATCAGGTAGTCCCGCATCTCCTGTATCTAGCCCCACTGGTTTAACTTCACAAGCTGCGGGAGCGACTACTAATATATCTGGTAGCCCAGTGCAATATTCTCAAGGAGGGAAAGGATCTGCAGATAGTGGGGAAGGTGCTGTTGGAGCTGCTAACACTGGAACAGGTGGTGATGGTGGAGGAACAAATCCAGTTCTTGGTCGTGCAGGTGGTTCTGGAGTAGTTATAATAAGGTATAAATTTCAATAGTTGAATGGTAATTAAAATTAATATATAAGGAGAAACATTATGGCACATTTTGCAAAACTAGGAGTAAACGGAAAAGTTATCCAAGTGTTAACTATGGATAATGATAAGATGTTAAATGCTGATGGTGTTGAAGATGAAGCAGTGGGTCAACAGTGGTTAGAACAACACAACAACTGGCCTGCACAAATGTGGATTCAAACTTCATATAATACATCACATAATACACATAGATTAGGTGGCACGCCTTTTAGAGGAAACTACGCAGGTATTGGTTATACTTGGGATGAAAATACTAATATGTTTTGGCCTAAACAACCTTACGCATCTTGGGTGAAAGATACTACAACTGCACAATGGAAATCACCGATTGGTGATGCCCCTGCATTAACTGCAGAACAAACTTCACAAAATGAAGCTAACACTAATGACTGGTATTACGCTTGGAATGAAGCTAATCAATCTTGGGACTTGACAGACGATTTAGCATAATTTAAAAAGGTATGTGGTATGCAAAAGAAAGTATTATCTGAAATAGCTTTATATTATGGTGATGTGGCAATGCCTAAAGATTGGGACATTGACCGAGATAAATTACAACAAGATATATTAAACTCAAATATTACAGACTCACCTTTTCCATTTTCAAGAACATTTGATATGTTAAATAGTTATGTGCGAGAGCACATAAATGTAGAATATGATTTTAATTTAATTAATAAAGAAACTTGGGGTAACATGTACAAACCTCAAGAAATAACAATTCCGTTATTAAATATAGACCCTGTTGATTTACGTAATTCACCAGACTATACATTTCTTTATGGTGTAAATGTAAAAAATTGTATGGTTAAAATACACTATGAAGATAATAGACGTAAAGGGAGAAGTTGGGATATCCCATTGACAGACAATAAATTTATAATGTTTCCATCAACTTGTATGTATTATTTAACTAATAATCAAAAAGACAGTTTAAATTTTGTGCAAACTATAACATATGAATATATCTAATTATTACTGGTATTTTAAATCTGCGTTAACACATAAATTTTGTGATGAAGTTATTGCATATGCTAATAACCAAAAAGAAGTCATGGCTAGAACTGGTGGCTATGGTAATAAAAAATTAAATAAAGAAGAAGTATTAGATTTAAAAAGAAAAAGAAATTCTGATCTGGTATGGCTTAATGATACCTGGATATATAAAGAATTACATCCATACGTTCATGAGGCTAATAAAAATGCTGGTTGGAACTTTGATTGGGAAAGATCAGAATCTTGTCAGTTTACAAAATATAAATTAAATCAATATTATGATTGGCATTGTGATAGTTGGGATAAACCTTATGAAAAAGAAGGACCTGAAAAAGGTAAGATTAGAAAACTATCTATGACCTGTCAGTTAACAGATGGTTCAGAATATAAAGGTGGTGAATTAGAATTTGATTTTAGAAATTATGATCCACATATGCGAGATG